ATTTATAGAAAAAATGATTAAATGGAAACCATCTGGAAAACTCATAGATGGTATCAGGTATACATATAATTGGATAGAAAATAATGTCCAGTGTTCATTAATTGATATTAAATAAAGTGGAGTTATTATGAGCCGACCAACCGTTACATTATGCATGATTGTCAAAGATGAAACTCATATTATAGATCAATGTCTAAGATCAATGGCTAAGTATATTGATCGTTATGATATTACAGATACTGGATCCACTGATGGTACACAAGATCTAATTAAGAAGACTATGGAAGAGTTAAATATTCCCGGTGAAGTACATCAGTCTGATTGGAAGGGGTTTGGTGATCATAATGGTAAAACTGGTTCAAGAACAGAATCTTTTCGTAATGCACAAAAATCAGATGCCGATTATGCTTGGGTAATTGACGCAGATGATTATATGCAGGGTGACTTTAAATATCCTGATGGTATGGATGCTGATGCATATGCAATTAGTATGGGTAGAGCAGAATTTGGTTGGTGGAGAAATCAAATATTTAAATTAGAACACGATTGGAATTATATCGGTGTTCTTCATGAATATGCAGACTGTACTAGTAAGCCAAGAGAAGAAATGAATTTTGGTAAAATAACGGGTGACTATAGAGTTATTGCTCGAACTGAAGGTGCTAGAAATGTTGGAGTAGATCCAATCGAGAAGTACAAAAGAGATGCAGAAACCCTAGAGGCTGCACTTGCAGATGAACCCAAAAACGAAAGATATCGGTTCTATCTTGCACAAAGTTATTTTGATTCACAACAATGGCAAAAAGCACTGGATGCTTATGAGGCTAGAGTTGAACTCGGTGGATGGCCAGAGGAAGTTTATTATTCTCTTTTGAGGGTTGCTATATTAAAAGGAATGTTGGAACGGCCAACAGAAGAGACAGCACAAGCATTTCTTGATTGTTTCAATCACAGACCTAGTAGAGCAGAACCTCTGTGGTTTTTAGCAAGATTGTATAGAATGAAAGACAAGAATGCAACCGCATATCTTTATGCTAGAATGGCAGCAGAGATTCCTTATCCAGAACATGACATACTATTCATACAAAATGATGTTTATAGTTGGGCTGTTCTTGATGAAGTTGCCGCTACTGCTTTTTACGCAGGGTTTCCTGAAGTCGGACTTCAAGCTTGTAACAAGTTGTTGTCATTTGATCCGGGAATTTTACCAATCGAACACAAGCAAAGAATCTATGATAATAAGAAATCTTATGAACAGGTAATAGAACAGATAAAAGATAGAAAAAAACAAATGGAATCTCAAAATAAAAAGAAAACTCCCAAGAAGACGTACAAATCTAGAAAGAAACAAAAAGTATAAATAATAGTATATCTTATTTTATATTAGCAATGTGAATAATAATCTGGGACATTCTATGAAAAAATGGATATTAAAAAAAGATATAAATTCTGATTTAACAAAAAATCTAGTATTAGAAAATACTAATGATACTCATGATGACATAGTTGAATTGAGTAATTATTCTGGTGGATTCTCTTCATTTACTAATGGTGTAAATTTAGAAACTGAGGATCATCGAGTAATAAAAGTAGTTTCTAAAAAAGAGGATTTCAATGAATATTTTTCTCCGTATGACGAGTCCATACGATGTAATGAATATGCATGGACAGGTCCTGGAATTGAAAATTTAAAATCATCACAAATATACAGAGAAAGTTTTCTAAAAGAGGTTGACAAAACTATCTCTTTGGATCATGGACTATCTAAGATATTCTTAGAGGTTAACAATGAAGTGTACGAGATACGCGGGAGCAGGAAAAAGATAAATGAAAACTTGCAGCGTGTGATTCAAGATGATGATTTCCAGCACGAGCCAGTTAGCCCTGTTATTATAGAGAAAGTAGTTGGATCTCAGGGTCCTATGGGAGATAAGGGAGAACAGGGAGTTCAAGGTCTTCCTGGTCCTATAGGACCAGTTGGTGATGATGGTGATCCTGGTCCTATAGGACCAGAGGGTCCTGTTGGTCCTCCGGGTATAGATGGTGTAGATGGAAAAGGTGGAATTGATGGTAAAGATGGTGTTGACGGTGTAGATGGTAGAGACGGTGTTGATGGAGAAGTGGGTTCAAAGGGAGACAAAGGAGAACCGGGTGTCGCTGGTCCCTCTGGTGTTGACGGTAGTATTGGTCCTCGTGGAAAAAAGGGTGATCGAGGAGACAAAGGTGAAAATGGGGATCGGGGCGAAAAGGGAGATGTCGGAACTCGGGGTACTGTAGGACTTCAGGGTAAACAAGGAACTAAGGGACCAAAGGGTGATGTTGGCATTCAAGGAAAACGTGGTATCGACGGCGTGGTGGGTGCTATTGGTCCTAAAGGTGATAAAGGTGACAAGGGAGATAGAGGCGATGAAGGAGATCCTGGCTTAATTTCTTCCAAATATCCTCTTGTTTATAATCCAGATAAGCAAGAATTCTCTCTTGATAAAAAATTCTTTGAGAAATTACTCAGTAACGATCCACAAATAAATCAGCAGTTAATGAATAAGTTTATTAATGCTGCATCCTCTGGTGGGGGTGGTGTTGGCGTTCTATTAAATGGACATATAAGGAAAAAATCTGCAGACACTATTGATTTTAAGGGAGATCACTGGGAAACAAGAGATGACGGTAGATTTTTATCTATCAGACTAAGTAAAGTTCCTAGATTATTTTCTGGAGTTTCTGCAGATGTTGCTACTGGGACTTATGCTACAGGAGATTTTCACCTAAATACTGATACAGGCACTCTTTATACAAGACTAGATAACAATTGGGTAGAGGCTTAGGAGATATAAATGGCATTTCCAACAGAAGGATTGGTAACAAACGTAAGTGTACACACCATTGGAACTAGTAAATGGACGTGGAATGGTTACGCTTGGGATAGGCAAATTGCATCGGGTGATATACATGGTCATACTGGAGATACTCTGTAGATTCATTTAATGGTCTTACGGGAGATGTTACTACAAATGCACTGATCTTACCTGTTACTGGAATAACCTCCTCTGGTGGTGCGACTTTTGATGGTCACATAACATTTAGTGGTGATCATAATATTTTAAATTCTTCTGGACAGACTGTTTTTGCCATTCAGAGTGGTTTAAATGTAGCAATAGGTGATGTTGGCAATGATGGAAATCTCACTGATATAAGCGTTAGAGATTCCCACAGTGAAATAATTGCAAACGCTGCACTTCGGGTAAAACTGGATACTCCTATAGTTAATATTCTAGGTGGTGGTGTTCTAGGATCAAAGACTGATACAGACACCTATGTGAATTTTGCTGACAGCAATCTTACTAATTTTGTTGCAGGTGGTATTACGTATGCTACTGGAACTGTCCTTGGAATATCTTTTGATGTTGGTGCAACATTTGGTGCCGATGTTGCAATATCAAACGGAAATGATTTAATCTCTGACGGTTCGAGTTCTTTTCAGATTATTCAAAACGGCAATCAGGTAGCTTTTTTTGATGATGCCAATGGAGTAATCAGATTCCCCATCTACTCTGTTCAGATTGAAGACTTCCTTACACATTCAGGTGACAGTGACACTCATTTGCGATTTGACTCAAATCGACTCAGATTAACTGCTGGTGATAATACAGGTCTTGACATGACTGCCACAGAAACAACTCTCGATGGTGTCACATTTACTGATGGTAAGATTGAAACTTTAGGTAATCTTGATGCTGCTGGTGCAACATTCACCAGTAATGTAACGCTAGTAACAGACAGTGGTGATATTGCTCTGACAGTTAAAGCAGATACTGACAACAACAATGAGAATGATAACCCACTAATTCGACTAGAACAAGATGGTGGGGCTATTAGTACTAGTATCGGGATGCTCGGTGATGATGACGCACAGTTCAGTGGTTCTTTAGCAAACATGTTCTACATCGAAGCAGACGGTAGTGCGGGCAACCATACCCACGGTATTCAGTTTGCAACTGCCAATACTGCAAGAATGACAATTGATTCTGACGGTGACGTTGGTATTGGAACAAAAACACCTCAGCAGAAACTTGATGTAAATGGAACCATATCTACAAACGGTATTTCTTGTGATGGCAATCTAGCAGTAGAGGGAACCACCAACTTTTTAGATAATGATGTTTCTAGATCAAACCTTAAAGATTACTCAGAGCATGTCAACGCCATTGGAACTATTACTGGTAACACTGCAATTAGTTTTGCTGACGGTAACGTACAGACTGTTACTGGTAATGGAAACTGTGAATTCAGTTTCACAAATCCACCCGCGTCAGGTAAAGCAGGAACACTCACCCTCATAATCACAAACGGTGGTGCAAACACAACAACTTTTGCATCACCAGTAAAGTGGCCTAGTGATGTTGTACCATCACTAACATCATCTGGTGTTGATATTCTTTCCTTCGTAACAACGGACGCAGGATCTAATATCTTTGGATTTGTAGGTGGATTGAACTTCTCATGATTGGTGCATCAAGAGCAGCTAGTACAAGAGCATACCAAGTCTTATCGACTACTAATATCACCTCGACCGGTTCTCAGAACTACACAGTTCCAGAAGCCACTGTTTATCTTGAGATCGAGATGTTTGGTGGTGGCGGTGGTGGTGGTGCTGGAAAGACAACGAGTGGTAGAGGTGGAGGTAGTTTCATAGGTGGTGGTGGCGGTGGCGGTAGTTATGTGAAACATAAAATATTTAATACTAGTGTAATTAAAGATGCTGTTGTAAACTTCACCGTAGGAACAGGTGGTGCTGGTGGTGCTGGTAATGGAGCAAACGGGGTGGCCACTACTTTGAATACAATTACTCCCGATGGCGGAAGTGAAGTAGATTTATCTGGTCCAAGTGCAGGTGGTGGAGAAAGAGGGGGAGAAGGAGAACAGTTAAACACCGCCCTGAGTGATGGAGGTGTTGCCGCAAATGGAAATATAACAAACACTAACGGCGGAGCTGGTGTGGATGCAAGTGTCTCGGGCACTGGCTTTGGTGGTGATGCGACGGGGGGTGATGGTGGTGATTCTCCTAATGGTGGTGGCGGTGGTGATGGTGGTGCTACCAATAGCGGGGGTCAGCCTGGAGCCGATGGTACTGCGCCCGGTGGTGGAGGTGGTGGTGGTTGTGCAACTAATAATAGAGATGGTGGAGACGGTGCAGCCGGAAAAGTTATCGTAAAGGCATTCGGTTGAGTTTATATAATTGATGTTTAGAAGGTAATTACTTCTTGACAATAGTCTAACATATAGTATAATCAACGTGTAATAAAATACACGGAGATACTATGTCAGATACGATGAAGATTTATAAGTTATATCCAAATACAATTGAAATTAAACAGGGGACTCACGAAGCCGCTTGCTTTGACCTACACGCACACCTGCGTGGTCCTGTACCTCCTGAAGATATTCCTGCGACTATCAGATCTATTAAGTGGTATGATTCTTACAATCAACTGCATGAGAGTAGTTCTAGTGTTGTTTTTGACAGTGACGTTCCTAACTGCTCATTTGAATTGGGTCCGAAGTGTCGTGCCTTAGTTCCTACTGGAATAATAGTAGATATTCCTGAAGGGTATTCAGGTAGAATTCATCCAAGATCTGGCAATGCTTGGAAGTATGGTGTTACGTTAATCAACTGTGAAGGTGTGATTGATTCTGATTATTGCCATGAAGTTTTTGTGCCATTGTATAATACTACAAACATCCCATTTGTCGTCAATCATGGAGATAGGATTGCACAGATAGAATTCATTCAACCTTACAAATCTATAGAGTATATTTCATACACAGATGCCACACCTAAGTCAAGCAAAACCAATCGCACAGGCGGATTTGGTTCAACAGGAGTATAATATGACACGCGATGAATTACTAAGATATCATGAAGAACTTTGTAAGGATGCAAAGGACTTAATGAGTCTAAAAAATAGAGATTATGCCGGCAATGATGGCAAAGAACCATTTGCCAATTTTACCAGAGTAGAGTCTATGGGAATCTGTTCTACAGAACAAGGGTTCATGACACGAATTACAGATAAGATGAGTAGATTATCTTCATTTATAGACGCTGGTAAAATGCACGTAAAAGACGAAAGTTTTAACGATACAGTGGTTGATGTTATCAACTATATGGTGCTGTTGTCGGCATTTATTAAAGACAAGGAATTGTCTTCTCTTGACGAACAACTAAGCTTATTTGATGATAATTTGGTTGACTCGATTGAATCTGTCTGATATAATAGTCCTAAAATAGGAGCGACTGTATGGAACGTAATTTCTACACCAACGTATCTCTCGTTGGTGATGGCATCTTATATCGTGGATTTTCTAATGGGGAGGAAATCAAAAGAGTTGATCACTATCGTCCTACTCTTTTCGTTAACTCCTCGAACAAAACTAACTATAAAACTCTTAATGGGGAATACGTAGAACCTTTTGTTCCCGGTAGTATTTACGAGTGTAGGGATTTTGTAAACACATATTCAAACGTAGATAATTTTACCGTATATGGTAATACGGATTATGTGTATCAGTACATCGGAGATTATTTTTCAAAAGAAGTTGAATATGAACAGAATAAAATTCCTATATGTTACATGGATATCGAAACTACCTGCGAGGGCGGATTCCCTAACGTAGAAAATCCAGAAGAACGTATAATTGCAATTACAGTTTCTATGCTGGGCAAAACCCATGTTTTTGGGTTAGGGCAATTTAAAACTTCTGAACGAAATATGTTTTCTTATTGTTTCGACAATGAAGAAGATCTTCTGTTGGCATTCATAGAGTGGTGGGAAAGCGATCCCCCTCACGTTATAACCGGATGGAATGTTAAGTTTTTTGATATTCCATATTTGATTTCTAGAATTAAGCACGTACTTAAACCAAAGCACGCAAAACGCCTTTCTCCTTGGAATAGGTTGCGTGATAAGTATATCGAAAAGCAAGGAAAAAAGAATCTTGTGTATCAGATTCTTGGTATTTCTATTTTAGATTACTTTGATTTGTATAAGACATTTACTTACGTCAATCAGGAATCTTATAGATTGGATCACATCGCCTTTGTTGAACTGGGTGAGCGGAAGCTTTCTTATGCAGAGTACGACTCAATTCGTGACTTCTACAAAAAAGATTTTCAGAAGTTTATTGAATATAACATCAAAGATGTTGTTCTTATTCAGCAATTAGAGGATAAGTTAAAATTACTAGAACTTGCTATGGCGCTTGCATATGCAGCTAAGGTAAATTATGAAGATGTGTTTTCACAGGTTAGAACATGGGATGCTATTATTTATCATTACCTTAGAGAAAAGGGAATAGTAATCCCACCTAAAAAGATGGGAGAAAAAAATGATCAATATGTCGGTGCTTATGTAAAGGATCCTATAGTAGGAAGACATGAGTGGGTTGTTTCTTTCGACTTGAACTCTCTATACCCACACCTAATCATGCAGTATAATATATCTCCAGAGACTCTTCGTAAAGAGGACTCTGATATGTCATTTGGAGTTTGTCCCGATAACATACTCAAAGGATCGGAAGATCCACATTCAAAGAGATGTCATGAAAACATAGAGAATATGAAATCTATGGGCTATTCAGTTGCAGCTAATGGTACTTGTTACACCAAAGACTTCTATGGGTTTCTTCCTGAACTAATGGAAACAATGTATGAAGAACGTAGTATGTACAAGCAAAAAATGATTGAGTGTCAGAAACAAAAAGAGAAAGATCCAGATAATCCCGATTTAGATTATGAAATTACGAAGTATCATAACTTTCAGTTAGTTCGCAAAATTCAATTGAACTCCGCTTATGGTGCGATTGGAAATCAATACTTTCGATATTATGATGTCGATATGGCAGAAGCTATTACTACTTCAGGACAGCTCAGTATTCGTTGGATTGCAACTAAACTGAATGAATTTTTGAATGAACATATAGGAACTGAAAATTATGACTATGTTGTGGCATCTGATACCGATTCTGTTTATCTTAGGCTTGGGAATCTTGTTGACAAGTTTATCTCTGATGGGTCTGATGTGGAAAAGATCACAAACTTCCTCGACAAATCATCAGAGAAAATAATTATTCCTTTCATAGAAAGTAAATACAAAGAACTCTGTGAGATGATGTCTGCATACAAAAACAAGATGAACATGGGCAGAGAAGTGATTGCAGAGAGTGGTATTTGGACTGCAAAGAAAAGATACATGCTGAATGTATGGGATAGTGAAGGAGTTCGTTACGAAAAACCTAAACTAAAGATTATGGGAATTGAAACTACTCGTAGCTCTACGCCTGCTGTAGTTAGAACAAAACTAAAAGAATGTATTGGTCTTATTCTAACAACAGACGAAGAAACTATTCAAAATTTAATTGTATCTTTTAGAGATGAGTTCTATAATAGTACACCAGAGGATATCTCATTTCCAAGAGGTGTTTCTAGTCTCAAAAAGTATTCTTGTAATACTGATATTTACACAAAAGGAACTCCAATTGCAGTTAAGGGTGCTCTTCTGTATAACAGAAAAATTAAACAACTTAAATTGACAAAAAAATATGAAACTATCTATGAAGGAGATAAAGTTAAATTTATCTATCTTAAACAACCAAATCCAGTTTCTGGTCCTAGAGGAGATCAAGTTGTTTCGTTTAAAACTTCAATACCAATAGAATTTGGGTTGGAAAAATATATCAATTATGAAAAACAATTCAACACCAGTTTTCTAGAGCCACTTAAAAATATATTGGATGTTATCGGTTGGAATGCAGAAAAAGTAAACACATTAGAATCATTATTCGAATAGGAGAATAAATGGAATTTTTAAATGAATTAGTTAAAGAATCGGGGAATAAATATGCAAGTATTGTTGACAACGGAGTTGCAGGATCAGACATCGGTGGTTTTGTCGATACTGGTTGTTACATTTTTAATTCTATCCTCAGTGGTTCTTTGTATGGTGGTATACCAGACAATAAAATTATTGCAATTGCCGGAGAGTCTGCGACAGGAAAAACGTACTTTACTCTTGGGATCGTTTCTAAATTTTTGCGTGACCGTCCTGACGGTGTTGTTCTTTACTTTGATTCTGAACAAGCTGTAACTTCGGATATGATACGAGGTAGAGGAATAGATACTAAACGGGTTGCAGTCATGCCTGTGTCAACCGTAGAAGAATTTAGACATCAAGCAATTAGTATTGTTGACAAGTATAACGAAAGCAAAGAAAAGAAACCAATGATGATTGTGTTGGATTCGTTGGGAATGCTTTCGACCGAAAAGGAAATGAACGACACCGCAGAGGGCAAGACTACCCGAGATATGACTCGTGCTCAGGTGATCAAGGCTACGTTTAGAGTTCTTACCATTAAGCTGGGTGCTGCTGGTATTCCTATGGTTATGACAAACCATACTTATGCCTCGGTGGGTTCTATGTTCCCCACAAAAGAGATGAGTGGTGGTGCAGGTCTTAAATATGCCGCTTCTTCTATTATCTACCTCTCAAAGAAGAAGGTTAAAGATGGAACTGATGTAATTGGCAATATCGTTCATTGTAAATTATATAAGTCTAGGCTTACAAAAGAAAATTCAATGGTGGATGTCATGCTACACTACGATACCGGACTAGATCCTTACTATGGACTATTGACTCTTGCAGAGAAGTATGATATAATTAAGAAGGTATCAACAAGATATGAATTTCCAGATGGTACTAAAGTTTTCGAGAAGCATGTCTACAAAGATCCAACAAAGTATTTCACCGAAGATATCATGAAGCAATTGGATGTGGCAGCAAGAAAAGAATTTATGTACGGTGAAGTAACACCAGAAAGCGAAGTTAATGAGTGATCTCAGTAAGGTTATACTTTCCAACCTAGCATACAATGAAAAATATTCTCGAAAAGTATTTCCTTTTTTGGAAGAGAGATACTTCGAGAATTTTTCTGATAAAGTTGTGTTTAGGATCGTGTCTGATTTTATTAAGGAGTATAACTCAATTCCAACAAAAGAAGCGATTGTTATTTCTTTGGATAAGAGGAGTGATTTAAATGAGGAAACCTATAAGGGGTGTGTAAGTCTTATTGATGGTCTTGCTGTAGATGAAAAAACAGATGAGAATTGGTTGGTAGTTGAAACGGAAAACTACTGTAAAGAAAAAGCTGTTTACAATGCTATTATGGAATCTATTCACATAATAGATGGGAAGTCAGATACAAAGACAGAAAATTCTATACCAGAGATATTATCCGAAGCATTGTCTGTTTCTTTTGATGCACACATTGGACATGATTATATTGAAGATGCAGATTCTAGGTTTGAATTTTACCATAAGATAGAAAATAAAGTAGCGTTTGATTTAGATTACTTCAATCGAATCACAAACGGTGGTACTCCACAGAAAACACTTAACATTGTTATGGCTGGTACTGGTGTCGGTAAATCTCTTTTCCTGTGTCACCATGCTGCAGGGTGTCTTTCTCAAAACATGAATGTTCTTTATATTACATGTGAAATGGCTGAGGAAAGAATTGCAGAACGAATTGATGCAAATCTCTTTGATGTTACCATAGATGAAATTAGAGAACTACCAAAAGAAGTTTATAAATCTAAGTTAAAGAAAGTTTCCGATCATGCAAAGGGTAAGTTGATTGTCAAGGAGTATCCTACATCTTCTGCTAGTGTTGTACATTTCCGGAATCTATTGGATGAGCTTTGGTTGAAGAAGAAATTTAAACCGGACATTATATTTGTTGATTATTTAAATATCTGTACTTCATCCAGACTTAAGAACAATGGAAACACAAATTCATATACGTACATCAAATCAATTGCAGAGGAATTGCGAGGTTTAGCTGTTGAGCGATCTGTTCCCATCTTCTCTGCAACACAGGTTAATCGTCAGGGTTTTAATAACAGTGACATGGGACTTGAGGATACAAGTGAATCGTTTGGTCTTCCTGCTACCGCCGACTTTATGATTGCTCTAATTTCTACTGAAGAATTAGAGTCTATGGATCAGATCATGGTCAAACAATTAAAGAACAGGTATAACGATGCAGCATCAAATAGAAAGTTTATTTTAGGAATAAACAGAAGTAAGATGAAATTATATGATGTAGAACTAGACGAACAGAGTGGTTTAATACAGTCAAATCAAAGTAGTCAAGAAAAGGCTGGATCTGGATTTGACGTTTCATTCAAAGAAAAGTTTAGTCGTACAAACGACAATGTTCAAAGCTGGAGCTAATATTGCCTGCACACATTGATAAAAAATATATTGATATATTATCAACTCAACTGGATAGGTTTGCATGGAAAAAAGAAAAGTTAGCAAACTGCAGGTGTTCTATTTGTGGTGATTCGCAAAAGAAAAAAACAAAAACTCGTTTTTATTTCTATGAAAAAAACAATAAATACTTAGTGAAATGTCATAACTGCGGTTATGCATCTGACTTGTATAGTTTTATAGAAAAGATTAATCCAGCCCTCTTGAAGGAATATTCTCTAGAGGTATGGAAAGAAAAAAATATACCGAAGAAAAAGTATATGGGAGAGAGTGAAATGTTGTCCTTGATGAGGAAGCCTAAGTTTAATAAAAAGCAAAATTTATTAAAACCACTAACATGCGTAAAAGATTTACCTCATGATCACGTAGCAGTTCAATTTTTAGAATTGCGTAAAATACCAAAAAAGAATTGGGATGTGTTGTACTATAGTGATAACTTTGGTAGATATGCAAAACTGTTAGATCCAGACTACAGTGATGTAACATACGAACCAAGGCTGATAATTCCGATGTTCAACAAAAAGGGTGATGTTGTTGGTGCTCAAGGAAGAGTTCTAACAATGAAGGGTGAGGTTAATGCTAGAAGTACGTTGCGATATATCACAGTGAAAGCAGACAAATCTATAGACAGATTGTGGTATGGTTTGTGGAGAGCAAATCCTAAGAAACGAATTTATGTAGTGGAAGGACCACTAGACTCTTTATTTATTTCCAATTCTGTAGCAATTGTGGGTGCTGGTGCAATTGATACCATTCCCGCTAGGTTTCATGGAAGTGAGCTAGTATATGTTTTGGATAACGAACCTAGAAACCCTCAGATTATCTCGTATAATGAAAAATTAATTAAATCTGGAAATAAAGTTTGTATATGGCCGGAGCATATTACAGATAAAGACATAAATGATATGATTTACAGTAGATCTGCAAATGAAATTAAAAAAATAATTGACGACAATACTGTAAGTGGACTGGAAGCAACTTTGAAATTAAATTCGTGGAGTAAAGCATGAACGTTTTAGACAAAGGAACAGTAGATTTAATTGATAGCATGGGCACAGATCTTACGGTATGTAATGCCGCTCGTGTTTCTTTCAATAAAGAAACTAAATGGGAAACGGATCTAGATGCACGAAAACGACTAGATGAATCTGGTTCTGTCTACCACGAAGAAGACTTGCAAAAGTTATCAGACAAGGATGTTTCTTTGCTGAAATATCTTGCAGAATATAAGCACTGGACACCGTTTGCTCACCCTCAGATTACTTTACGAATCAAAGCTCCTGTTTCTATTCGCACACAGTTTTTTAAACACAAACAAGGTTTTGTGGAAAATGAAATTAGTAGAAGGTATGTTTCGTATGAACCAGAATTTTATCAACCTAAGTGGAGAGGTAAACCAGTAAATGGCGCGAAACAGGGCTCTGAGGATTTTGTAGAAATTAGTCCAGACATTCAGCATACATACGAGAATGTTATCAGAAGCTGTATGATTATATACAATGATCTTATATCGAATGGTGTTGCACCTGAACAGGCAAGATTTGTTTTACCACAGGGAATGTACACCGAGTGGTATTGGACCGGAAGTCTTGCTGCATATGCCAGATTTTATTCACAGAGGATTGATGAACATGCTCAGTGGGAAATTCGTGAATATGCAAAGATAATAGGAAAGCTTATATCACCCCTATTTCCAGTTTCTTGGAAGTGTCTTACTACTAAATAGTGTATATACTAGGGTAATAAATGACAACAGAATCAAGCAATAATCAGACACCGGCTCCTACATCTACCGTTCCGGTTGGTGGTGAAACCACTGTAGGTTCTAGCATTACAAATGTCACAAGTAGACCTACAACTAGAACCGAATATGATATATCTTTAGTTCAGGGTGATACTTTCACATTAGATTTTTATGCCAGAACTGTAGGAGGTCTGTCTTTTGATTTAGCTGGTTATACCGCGAGTATGCAGTTAAAGAGATCATCACATTCTGATGTGCTACTTGCAGAGTTGACAACAAATTATCCACAAGGTTGTTATGGTAAAGGTACTACTGGTGACTTTGCTAGTGGTTCTGGTGTCACAGGACTGACTGGTGGAATTCAACTAAACTACTCTAGTGTCGCCGGAAATATCAGAATACAAATAGATTCTAATACTTCTAGTTCTATTCCTAGAGGAAAACACCCATATGATATACAAGTTCTCAGCAATACTACAGGTATTAATGATACAATTCTATTCGGTAGAATTGATGTCAGTGGAAATGTAACTAGAATCTAGGAGAAGGCTTTATGAGCACCGATTATAACATAGTTCATTTTCAGGGAGATACTTTTATTCTCCAGTTCAATCATCTAGATTCATCTAGAACTGCTGTGGATTTAGTTGGACTCGGTTATACCGGAGAGATGCAGATACGTAGATCACCTTTTAGTTCTAATATGATTTGTCAATTAACTGATGATCATCCTGCTGGTGCGTTTGGTATTGGTGTCAGCGGTGATTTTACTAGGGGTAACGGTACAACCGGAACTACCGGTGGTATAAGTTTAAATTATGATGGTGTTACTGGTGCAGTTTATATTGAAATAGACGCAACCAGCACATCTAAAATGCCTAGAGGAAGACACTTCTATGATTTAGAATTGTCAACTAAAATTCTCGGCGGTATCACTGGTGTCTCCGATGTTAGCACTGTTTTGAATGGTGTTTTTGAAATAACACGAGATATTTCTCGGTAAATATACCTTGACATTACTATTTTTTTCTATATAATAACACCTATATTATTACGTTATTGGAGCATTACTACATGAGCAAAGAACTTCCTTCTTTATACCAATCATTTATACATCTTTCTCGATACTCTAGATGGCTAGAAGAAGAGGGAAGACGCGAAACATGGAACGAAACTGTATCTCGATATTTTGATTTTTTTGTAGATCATCTAAAGGAAACTTGTAATCACAATGTACCAGATGAGCTTAGGAGAGAATTAGAAGAGGCTATATTAAACCTAGAAATAATGCCATCAATGAGAGCATTGATGACAGCAGGAGATGCACTTAGGCGAGATAACGTAGCAGGGTATAATTGCTCGTATTTGAGTGCTGGTAAAGTCAAGTCGTTTGATGAAATTCTGTACATTCTTATGTGCGGAACAGGCGTTGGATTCTCAGTAGAACGCGAACTCATCAGAACCCTGCCGACGATAGCAGAGGAGTTTGAAGACAGTGATACGACAATTGTTGTACAGGATTCAAA